GGCAGGCGCGCGCGACGGCCGGGTTTTGCTATTCCTGAGGAAGGCCAAAGGGGGGCCAAAGAAGTAACAAAGGGGGGCCACATGGCCAAGAAAACTGTCGCGCCGTGGCGGAACCGCATCGTTGAAACCGGCACGCTTGCTCCATCCCAAATCGTCCCGAACCCGGAGAACTGGCGTGAACACCCCGAAAAGCAACAGAAGGCGATGACTGGCGCACTGGCTGAACTCGGATGGGTTCAGCCGGTGATCATCAACCGAACCACTGGACGACTGATCGACGGACACATGCGCGTTGCCCTGGCCCTTCGACAAGGCGAAGAAGCGGTCCCTGTCTCTTGGGTAGAGCTAAACGAAAACGAAGAGCGTCTTGCGCTCGCCACTATCGACCCGCTTGGCGATCTTGCCAAGACCAGCGACGACGACCTTCGTCAGTTGCTTGAGCAGCTGACCGTCAGCGAAAAAGATCTTGGGGAGTTCCTCTTCTCGCTGGACGAGATGGCCGACTCGACCGGAGGCGAAAAAGAGGACGCGGAAGACAAGGTCGACCGAGCCGACGAACTTCAGCAGAAGTGGCAGGTTCAACCCGGAGATCTCTGGCAGGCCGGAAAACACCGGATCATCTGCGGCAACAGTACAGACCAAGAAACAGTGGCCCGACTTCTCTCTGGCGCAAAACCCGGACTGATGGTCACCGATCCTCCCTACGGCGTCAACTACGATGCCGAGTGGCGAGAGAACGCCGGACTTGCTCGACGAGGAACTGTTGCCAAAGGAAAAGTTGCGAACGATCACGAAGACGACTGGACAGAAAGCTATCGCCTATTCCCAGGAGACGTTGCCTATGTCTGGCACGCCGCTGAACACGGGGTCGTGGTCGCACGGGGGCTCGCCGACAACGCCTTCGAGCTTCGCGCTCAAGTGATCTGGGCCAAATCTCAGCTGGTCATTTCTCGAAGGCACTATCATCCACAACACGAACCTTGCTGGTACGCGGTTCGAAAAGGGGCTTCGGCCAAATGGAACGGTGACAGGAAGCAGAGCACGCTCTGGGAGATTGATCACCGCAAGAGCGAGACCGGCCACTCAACGCAGAAACCAGTTCTCGCTATGTTGAAGCCGATCCACAACCATGACTTCGCTGAAGTCTACGATCCGTTCCTCGGATCTGGAACGACTCTCGTTGCCGCAGAGAAGTTGGGGCGAACTGGCTTCGGCGTCGAGCTTGAACCTAAATACGTTGCGGTCGCGCTTGATCGTCTTGCTGACCTTGGTCTGGAACCGAAGTTGATCCAACGAGATGGGAAGCCCGTCGAGTGAAAGACGCGTTCGGCACTCCCGACTTCGGTCCGAAGCACCGTGGCAAAAACAACAACCGCCGCGGCAAAGCGTGGGAGAAGGAGATCGCCGAACGCATCGGGGGCGAGCGCGTTGGACAAAAAGGTGGCAAGGACGACGTTCAACATGAGCGCTTCGCCATCCAGGCGAAGGTCGGCAAGATGTTCCCGGAGCGCTTCTGGTCCTGGCTCGGAGCCATTCCGACCAAGCCAGGTCAGCGCCGAGCGCTGATCGTTGGGGACGCACCGGGACCAGGACGACGGCGCCGAGCGATCGTCATCCTTGAACTTCGGGAGTGGGAAAAAGCAGAGGGCCTTGAGCCGCTCGACAAGGAGGACAACGGATGAACAGGCAACTCACCAGCGAAAGCGTGACCATTGGCCACCCCGACAAGTTGGCCGACCAGATCAGCGACGCGATCCTTGACGCCCACCTGGCGCAGGATCCACTCGCGCGCGTGGCGTGCGAGACGGCGCTCGGCAACGGCACCGCCATGGTCTTCGGCGAGATCACCTCAGAGGCCGAGGTCGATCACGAGGCCGTTGCCCGTGATGTCATCCGCGCGGTCGGCTACAACGCCGAGACCGGCTTCGACCCCGACACCGCGCGCGTCATCGTCAACATCCGTCAACAGAGCCTCGACATCGCCCAGGCCGTCATCGGCGGTGCCGAGCTCGGCGCCGGCGACCAAGGCATCGTCTACGGCTACGCGACCGACGAGATCGGCAGTCTCTTGATCCCGGCGCCGCTCGCCATCGCGCACGACCTCACGCGCATGCTCGTCGAGAAGCGTGAGACAGAAACGATCACCGGTCTCCGTCCAGACGGCAAGAGCCAGGTCAGCGTCACCTACGACCGAGACGGCGAGATCGCCTCGATCGACACGGTCGTCATCAGCGCCCAGCACGACGAAGGCAAGAGTCTCCAGGACCTGCGTCGCGAGCTCGAGGACGAGGTCCGGGCCCGCACGCCCATCGGCCTGTCGCCGATCGGGCGCGTGATCATCAATCCAGGTGGGCGCTTCGTTCTCGGCGGTCCGGCCGCCGACGCTGGCCTCACCGGCCGCAAGATCGTCGTCGACACCTACGGCGGAGCCATTCCGCACGGTGGCGGAGCGTTCAGCGGCAAAGACCCGACGAAGGTTGACAGGAGCGGAGCCTACGCCGCGCGACACGCGGCGCTCAACATCGTTGCCGCGGGGCTCGCACGCCGCTGCCAGATCTCGATCGCCTACGCCATCGGCCAGGCTGAGCCGGTCGCCGTCACCGTCGACACCTTCGGTACCGGCCACCTGCGAGACGAGAACCTGGCCACGCTCGTCAAGGCGACCTTCGACTTCCGGCCAGGAGCGATCATCGAGCGCCTCGACCTTCGTCGACCAATCTACGCAGACACCGCGCGCAACGGCCACTTCGGGAACTACCGGTTCCCCTGGGAACAACCAAATGCCGTCGACGCACTCGAGGAGGTTGCCTGATGCCCATCTACGAACTCGAGTGCCTACGCTGCTCCACCGTCGTCGAAATCCAGAAGACGATCACCGAAGAGGTCACCGAGCGCTTTCACGAAGGGTGCGGCGGGGAGTTCCGCCGGATCTACAGCACGCCCGCCGTCGTCTACCAAGGCACCGGCTTCGCCAAGAAAGATCGACAAAAGGGAGGACCAAGTCATGGCCGCTAATCATTCACCGTTCCGCCGCTTCGTCGCACTCGCCAAGCGCCTCGGCCTGACCTCGGACTTCACGCTCGAGGATCGCGGGCAGCGGGCCGACGAAGACAGCTTCGCAATGGTCGAGTTCACGACCAACGCTCGGACCGCCGCGTTCTCCTACAACCCGGACCACTTCGATCGCGCATCCGAACAGATCAAGAGCCTGGTCATCGCGCACGAAATCACGCACCTCCTTCTTCACGACGTCCAGGTTGCTGGCGAGCAGGCTATCGCCGCGCTGCCAGACGGGGCCGCGCGCTCGGTCGCCGGAGCCGCCTTCGAGCGACAGATCGAACTGGCCTGCGACCGGATCGGAAAGCTGATCATTGGAGGAACACGCTGATGGGACGACGCGGACCAGCACCAACACCAACCGCCATCAAGAAGGCGCGCGGAGAAACGCGGCCGAGCCGGATCGGCAAGAAGGAGATCGCACCGAAGGCGGTCGCGCATCTCGAGGCGCCAGAGGATCTCAGCGATGACGCCAAGCCGATCTGGATCGCTGTCGTCGACGCCATCGGCCACACCGGGGTGATCACGGCAGTCGATGTCGAGGCGCTTCGCGCCTACGCAGAAAGCGTCGCCACCTACCGCAAGGCGGCCAACATCGTCGCGCGCGGTGGGCCGATCATCAAGGGACGCAACGGGGAACTCGTGCGCAACCCGGCAATCATCGTGATGAAACAGGCCGGCGAAGCGTCGCGCGCTTGGGCTCGCGAGCTCGGGCTAACGCCGGCGAGCCGAGTCGGTCTCGAGGCGGTCGCAAGCCAGGGGCAGCACGCCGGAGCCAACGCCAAGCTCGACGCGATCCTCGCGGGGGCTGACATCGCAGCGCAGCTCCGCGAGGGGAAGGCACACTGATGGCCCGCCGCCCGAAGGCGGCGACGCCGACCCACGGACAGCTGGCGATCGAGTTCATCGAGGCGTTCTGCCGCGTCCCCAAGGGCGAGATGGCCGGGCAGCTCATGAAGCTCCTGCCCTACCAACGCGAACTCCTTGAGCAGGCGTTCGAGATCGGAGCCGGCGGCACTCGCCGCTACCGTCGCGCGTTCTGGGGGATGCCGCGCGGGTCCGGCAAGTCGGGCCTCGCGTCTTCGCTCGCCCTCTTCGGCCTCTTCGACCCGCTCCACGTCGGAGCCGAGGTGGTCGTCGGGGCAGGCGACCGGCAGCAGGCCAGGATCATCTTCGACGCCGCCCGCCGGATGATCGAGCTCGACCCGATCCTCAGCGAACGGCTGCGCGTCTACAAGACGGTCATTGAAGAGCCGACGCGGGGCGGCACCTTCCGGGTGCTCTCAGCCGACGCACCGCGGGCTGAGGGTCTCAGCCCGAGTCTCGCAATCGTCGACGAGGTTCACGTCCAGCCGAACGACGACCTCTGGTCGGTGCTCTCCCTCGGAACCAGCAAGCGCCGCAACTCGCTCATCCTCGGCATCACGACCGCGGGCAAGAAGACCGACAGCCACGGACGCGACTCCCTCGCCTACCGGCTCTGGCAGCTCGGCAACCAGATCGCCGACGGCGAGCGGACCGACCTCACCGACTTCCACTTCCGATGGTGGGGCGCCGGTCCGAAGGACGACCCGAAGTCGCCCGAGACGTGGAAGAAAGCCAACCCGGCCTACGACATCCTCGTCCCCGCCGACGCCTTCGCGGCCGACGCCGCCGGCGGCGTTCCCTGGGACGACTTCCTCACCCGCCGCCTCAACCTCTGGGTCAGCAGCAACGAGTCGTGGCTCCCGCGCGGCTCGTTCTCCGACTGCTACGCGCCGCGTCGCATCCAGCCGGGCGAGCCGATCGTCGTCGGGTTCGACGGCGCCTTCAACGGCGACTGCGTCGCCTTGGTCGGCGCGACCCTCGACGGCCACATCGAGCCACTCGGGCTCTGGGAGCGACCGATCGACGACCCGGCATACCAGGCGCCGATCGAGGAGGTCGAGGCCGCGATCCGCGACCTCTGCCGCACCTACGATGTCAAGGAGATCGCCGCCGACCCATACCGTTGGGCGCGGTCGCTCCAGATCCTCGAGGCCGAGGGGCTGCCGGTCGTTCACTTCCCTCAGAACACCACGCGCATGACCCCCGCGACTTCGGGCTTCCGAGACTCGGTCATCACCAAGGCGCTGACCTGGGGCGGCGACGACAAGCTCGCCGCTGCCCTTCGACGCCACATCGAGGCCGCCACGATCCGCACGGACCGTGAAGGTCGGCAGAAGATGGCCAAGGAAAGCCGCGCCTCGGGCCGCCGGATCGACCTTGCCGTCGCTGCCGTGATGGCGCTGTCGCGCGCTCGGTGGTATGCTACCGAAGGGAACAAACCAGACGAGAAGCCGAAGGTCAAGTTCTTCAGCTTCGACTAAGCCCGCGACGAGCGGGACGCTCGGGCGATCTATCAGGAAGACCCGCAAGGAGGATCGACATGCTCTCAAACGCGTTCGAGGTGGCGGGCATCGTTCTCATCACCATCGCAGCCTGGTCCGTCGACCCCAGGCTCGGCACCTTCGTCGCCGGCATCGGATGCCTGATCGTCGGCCTGGCACTGGATAGGAGCACCCGCAAGTGAGCATCATCCGCCGCGCCCTTGGGCTCGAGGCCGAGACCCGACTCTTCCAAAGCACCTCCCTCATCCCACGACCGGGCGAAGGCTACGTCGGCGAGGCCGGGTCCCCGGTCAACGTCCAGACCGCCACCAGCCTCACCGCCGTCTGGGCCGCCGTCGGCCTGGTCGCCGACACCATCGCGAGCCTTCCGGCTGACGTCTACCTCCGCCGCGGCGCCGCGCGCATCCCGCTCCGCCCACGCCCGAGCTGGCTCGACATCCCGGTCCCAGCCGATCCGAACTTCACGACCTGGAACCATTGGCATCAGGTCGCCCTCTCGCTACTGCTCCACGGAAACAGCTACACCTACGTCATCCGCAATCGTCGCGGCGAGGTGGTCGAGGTTCGCGTCCTCAACCCGGAGCGCGTCGCCCCGACGATGATCAAGGACCCGAAGACCGGCGAGGAGATCGTCGCCTTCCAGATCCGCGCCAACGAAGGCAAAGAGGTCATCCTCGGGCCGAACGAGATCATCCACATCAAGCGCTGGACCAACCCAGGCGAGATCGTCGGCCTCAGCCCAATCGAGGCGTGCCGCACCAGCCTCGGCGGCACGATCGCAACCGAGCAGTTCGGCGCGCGATGGTTCCGCAACTCCGGCGTCCCGTCGGGCGTCATCCAGGTCCCCGGCGAACTCACCGAAGAGCAGGCGGCCGAGATCGTCGGCGGTTGGCGCCGACGCCACAGCGGCAGCAACACGCCCGGCATCCTCACCGGCGGCGCGACCTTCCAGCCAATCCAGGTCAAGCCGGCAGACATCGCCTGGCTCGACGCCCGCAAGTTCGGCATCGACGAAGTCTCGCGCATCTTCCGCGTCCCAACGACCAAGCTCAGCGGCGAGACCGGCAACCGCAGCTACAACAGCATCGAGGCCGATCAGACCGCGTTCGTCGTCGACTCGATCCGCCCGTGGCTTGAGCTCATCGAGCGCAGCTACCAGCGCATCGTTCCCGGCGGCGCGGACTCGTTCATCAAGTTCAACGTCGACGGCCTACTTCGCGGCGACGCGAAAAGCCGGTCCGAGGCATACGCCACGGGCATCCGCGCCGGCTACATGACGGTCGCCGACGTCCGCCGACTCGAGGACCTCGCGCCATTGGGCGACGAACTCCGACAGCCGCTTCGTGAGGTCAACCTCGCGCCTGCCGCGCTTGCCGATCAGAAGCTACGCGCCGACACGGCCGCCTCGCTGATCGCCGCCGGCTTCGCGCCGGACGACGCCGCAAAGGCCGCTGGCATCGACATCCGCGCACCACGCGTCGCCGCCGCAGTCAGCGAGGACGAGCCGCAGGTCGAAGAAACAGAAGAGGAGAACAGCTAACCATGGCAACCGTACTATCCTATACCGTCAGCACTACTCCGGTTCAGATCATCGCGCCGGTCGCCTGGGAGACTCGATGGGCGATCATCAGCCCACGCAACAGCGCCGATGTTCACATCGGACCGACCTCGGCAGTGACATCCTCTTCCGCCGCCCTAATCAAGGATCAATACCTCGAGCTGCCAATCCACGCCAACGAAGAGCTCTGGGTCGTCGCCGCAAGCAGCACCCACGTCGTTGACGTGATCATCACGGAGAACTGATCGATGCCAGCAGCACGCTACGACGTCCAGATCGAGCAGGGTGCGACCTTCGCACTCGACCTCAGCTACACCGACGCCGCCGGCGATCCGGTCGATCTAACTGGCTGGGAGGCGCACGCGCAGTTCCGGCCGGACTACACCGAGGCGCCCATCCTCTCCATCACCCATGACGACTACATCACGCTGGGCGATGACGACGGCACGGTCGAGGTTCGCGTTCCCGCGGCCGTCACTGAGGATCTTCCGGCGCCGGTCGCCGGGGTCTACGACCTCACACTCACGAACGTCAGCACCGGCTTCGTCATCCGACTGGTCGCGGGGCTCTACACAGTAAGTCCGGCCGTCACCCGGGAGGCATAACTCATGCCGGTCAACGTCCAACAGGACGGCCGCGTCGTCATCAACCGACAGACGTCGACCGTCACCATCTCAACGGCGGGAACGCCTGGCGCGAGCCACGACACGTGGATCTACAACCAGACGACGCCGCTTGCCGTCTGGGAGTTCAACCATCCCTTCGAGGGCCACTATCCAAGCGTCACGATCACCGACCTCTCGGGCGTGATCGTCTACGCTGCGGTTGAATACCCCTCCTCGCAATCTATCAGGGTCACCTTCCTCGCGCCCTTCGCTGGCAGGGCGCTCATCAACTAATCCCCAGCGGCAGCAAGTAGGAGAACACGGCGATGGCTATCAAGTTCCTCAATCACGTCTCACTCGAGGGAGCAGAGCTCCAGAAGGCGCGCGTCGAGTCGCTCGCCGAAGCGCCTACGGCCGTTGCCGGTCGCATCTACTTCGACTCCGTCCTCGGCTACACCCGCGTCTACAGCGGGACCGAGTGGCTCCGCCTCGATGACGCTCAGGCCATCGCCGACGCCGCCGCCGCACAGGGCGACGCAACGCAGGCGCTCTCCGACGCCGCTGCCGCACAGTCGGCCGCCGATGCCGCACAGGGCGACGCGACCCAGGCGCTCTCCGATGCCGCCGCCGCGCAGTCAGCCGCCGACGCCGCACAGGGCGACGCGACCCAGGCTCTCAGCGACGCCGCCGCCGCACAGTCGGCCGCGGACGCCGCGCAGGGCGACGCAACCCAGGCACTAAGCGACGCGGCCGCCGCGCAGTCGGCAGCAGACGCTGCCCAGGGCGACGCCACTCAGGCGCTCTCCGACGCAGCCGCCGCACAGTCGGCCGCAGACGCCGCACAGGGCGACGCCACCCAGGCGCTCTCCGACGCAGCCGCCGCCCAGAGCGCAGCCGATGCCGCGCAGGGTGACGCGACCCAGGCGCTCTCCGACGCAGCCGCCGCACAGGGCGACGCGACCCAGGCACTCTCCGATGCCGCTGCCGCCCAGTCCGCAGCAGACGCCGCGCAGGGTGACGCGACCCAGGCGCTCTCCGACGCCGCCGCTGCTCAAAGCGCAGCCGACGCCGCCCAGGGCGATGCGACTCAGGCGCTCGCCGATGCCGCCACCGCTCAGGGTGCGGCCGACGCAGCCCAGGCCGACGTCGACGCACTCGACACGCGCGTAGGCGCTCTTGAGACCGGCGTCAGCTGGAAGGAGTCAGTCCGCGCCACTACAACCGCAAACATCACCCTCAGCGGGGAGCAGTCAGTTGACGGCATCTACGTCGTCGACGGCGACCGCGTCCTCGTCAAGAACCAGACGGATGCCACGGAGAACGGGATCTACGTCGTCGTCGACGCCGCAGCCTGGACCCTTGCCGCCGACGCCGACACCTTCGCTAAGGTCCGCGGCGCTGCCGTCTTCGTCGAAGAGGGCCAGACGTACCAGAACCAGGTGTTCGTCCTGGCCTCGGACATCGACTCGCCTGCTCGACAGGTCGCCGACAGCACCGACAGCTACGTCTTCACCGAAGGGGGCGAAAGCTCCTACGCGTTCCTATCAGAAATCGACGGAACCGGATCGAGCCAGATCAAGGTCGCCGGAACGGTCACCTCGACGGAGAACGTCGTTCTCGTCATGCGAACCTTCGGGTCCGATGGCAACTGGTACGTCGCCGAGAGCGCGGTCATCACGGCCGGCACCAACGTCGCAGTTGACGTCGACTTCTCCCCAGAGGATCTCGTTCCAGAGACCAGCGGATCGCTCGTCTTCGGACCGACCTTCCAGGCGCAAGGGTTCGACCTCAACATCAAGCTCGCAACGGCAACCGCTGACACCGTCAGCTGGGTCCTCGCAGTCACCGACGAGACCGGACCAGAGGGCGAATACGCCTGGGTCAAGATGGCGGCGCTGTCCGACATCCAGGCCGGCCAGGGTCTCATCAAGGAGGGCGCGCAGTTGCGCGTCGCTCTTGACTACGCGACGATCGAGTTCAGCGGCTCTTCAATCCAGGTCATGGACGCCGGTATCACGGCGGCCAAGCTCGCAGAGAACGCGGTCGATCTTGAAACCAACGTCGTCACCGGCGTCCTTCCGGCGGCCAACGGCGGGGCGCTTCGCTACGCCGAGACCATCGGCGACAACGCCGCAAGCTCGTTCGTCGTGACCCACAACCTCAACACCGCCGACGTCTCAGTCACGGTGAAGGAGACGGCGACCGGCGACATCGTGATCCCGGACGTCGAGATCACCAGCGTCGACTCGGTCACCGTCAGCTTCGCAGCAGTTCCAGGCACGGATACCTATCGAGTCATCGTCCTCGGATAAGGGGGTAGTTCATGCCGAAGATCGTCGGCTCACTCCTCGACGCGGCGGGAGCGCCTCTGGCGCTCCCTGCCGAGTCGTTGGTTGACGTCCAAGAGTTCCACAGCTCAGGCACCTGGACCAAGCCGGCCGGCGTCACAGCCGCCTACGTTCTTGTAGTCGGCGGCGGCGGCGGCGGGCAGTCCGGCGGCGGACCAGGCACCGGCACGGGCAACCGCTCTGCCGGCGGGGGCGGCAACGGAGGCGGCGTCGCTTGGCGGGTCTTCCCGGCATCGCAACTCTCATCCGAGGTCGTCGTCACGATCGGCGCCGGCGGCGCAGGTGGCGGCTCAGTCGCTACCCCCGCTACGACGCAGTCCAGCGGCGGCAACGGCAACCCGACAACCTTCGGAGCCTATCTCCAGGCGACCGGCGGTCCGGGCGCGACCGGCAGCTCTACGCTGTTCACGGTTGGGCGCCTCGGCGTGACCCTCAGCAGCGCCACCAACTTTAGCTCGGACGGCCGAGGCACGGGCTCGACAACGGGCGCCACATCCGGCGCGGCGGGCGGCCGAGGGTTCTACGGACCAGGCGGCGGCGGGGCCGGCGGCAGTTCTTCAACCACCAACATCCAGACCGGCGGCGCGGGTGGCGGCGGCTTCGGCCGCGAGACCGGCGCGACCGGATCAACAACGCCGGGCGTCGCAGGCACGGATGCCACCAACATCGGCGACGGTGGCGGCGGCGGAACGGGCCCGACGACAAGCGGCACCGGCTCCGGGGTCGCTGGCTCGAAGGGCGGCAACGGCTACGCGGGCGGCGGCGGCGGGGGCGGCGGCGCAGGGCGCTACGTCTCCGCGGGTGAAATCTACAGCTCCGGAGCAGGCGGGGACGGGGGCAACGGCTACGTCCAGGTGATCTCATGGTAGGTCGTTGGGCCGTGGTCTCTCAATCCGGCGCAGTCGAGACGGTGATCGTCTGGGACGGCGTCGCCGCGTTCTCGCCCTGCCACGAAACCGACCAGCTCGTCCAGTGCGAGCCGGCGGTCTCCGCGGGCTGGACATACACCGCCGGAGAGTTCATCGCGCCGGCCGAGGAGGCATAGTGCCCTACTCCATCAAGACCGACCACCCCGACTGCGAGTCAGGCTACGCGGTCATCAAGGACGAAACGGGCGAACTCATCCCCGGCGGCTGCCACACGACAAAGGCCGAGGCCGAGGATCAGATCACCGCGATCAACATCAGCGAAGCCACTCGTCAAGACGGCTATACGCCGACCGAGGGGATGAAGGAAGAGGCCGAGCGCGGCCTCGCCTGGCGCCGGGAGTTCGGGCGCGGCGGCACGCTGATCGGCGTCGCCCGAGCGCGCGACATCATCAACGGCGCCGAGCTTCCGCTCGAGACCGTCGTCCGCATGCGCAGCTACTTCGCCCGCCACGAGGTCGACAAGCAGGGTCAGGGATGGTCTCCGGATCAGGACGGCTATCCGTCCGCCGGGCGCATCGCCTGGGCGCTATGGGGGGGAGACCCAGGCCGAACCTGGGCCAACGCCATCGTCGAGGCGGCGCAGGACGACGACCAGGGGCGATCTATCATTGAGGAGATCGAACTCCATCACGAGATCGAACGCCGGGCTCGACTCGACTACGGAACCCGAAAGGTCGGGCATCGCGTTGAGGTCCACGGGCTCCGACGCCTCGCCGACTACGAGGCACTCCGCAACGGGGACCCGCAGGCAAACTGGCAAGACGCGGACCTGCTCCCCGTCGGCCACCCACGACGAACAGAGGAGACCACACCGATGGCCCGAACGAAAGAAGTCCGAACAGCACCGATCGCCGAGTTCGAAGTCCGCGAGACCGAGACCGGCGGACTCCGCTTCAGCGGCTACGCCGCACTCTTCGACACCCCGAGCCAGCCGCTCCCGTTCATCGAGACCATCGCGCCGGGCGCCTTCGCCCGCACCCTCGGTCGCGCTTCCAAGGGCCAGGCAGTCGTCAAGCTGCTCCACGGCCACAACTCCGACGAGATGCTCGCTGCCACCCCGACCAGCCTTGAGCTGAGCGAGGACGAGCGCGGACTCAAGGTCGCCGCCGAGATCATCGACAGCCCACTGGGTCAGCACGTCGCCGCTCTCGTTCGCCGCGATCCTCAGGCCGTCTCGATGTCCTTCGGCTTCCGCGTTCCTAAGAACGGCGAGCGCTGGGACGGCAACAACCGCACCATCACCCAAGCCGACCTCGCCGAGGTCAGCATCCTGACCGGCCACAGCCCGGCCTACGCTGAGACCACCGGTCTCGCTTCCGTTCGCTCCTACACCTCACTCGCTGAGAAGCTCGGCGTTGATGCCGAGACCCTCGCCGCCGCCTTCGGGGCAGCCGCGATGGGCAACGAGTTGAGCGCCGAAGACGCCGACCTCCTCGCCGCCGCCGCCAAGGCGCTGCGCGTGGACGCGGTCGCCGAGGCGCTTGACGAGGCCGCAGAGGCACTCGACGAGGCAGCGGAGAAGATCGAGGAGGCCGCCGAGATGGTGGCCGAGGCCAAGCCGGAAGGCGAGGAAACCCCGGTCGAAGAGGCTCCGGTCGAAGAGATGCCGGCAGAAGAGGTCGACGCAGTCGAGGACAAGTCCCCGGCCGCCCGTGCGCTTCTGGCGGAAATCACCCGTCGCCGGGCTATCTAACAGGAGCGAAACGGCACCGGCCGTCGGCACCGAGCGCAACGCGCTACGCCCCGATCAGCGGCACGCCCCGGTCTCGCAGGTAAGGAGAAACACACGATGAGCAACATCGAGCAGCGCAAGGCAGAGCACGCCGCTCTTCTCGATCAGGCTGAGGCGGTCGTCGTCACAGCGATCGAGGAAGGCCGAGAGCTCACCGAGGCTGAGACCAACAAGGTCGACGAGACACTCGCCAAGAGCGAAGTCGTCGCCGCCGACATCAAGCAGGAGACAGAAATCATGGAAAGCCGCAACGAAGCCGCCGAGGCTCGCGTCGAAGAGGTCGCTCGACCTGAAATCGTCGTGACCCGCGCCGAGCTCCCATACAAGCCACAGGGTGGCCCAAGCTACTTCCGAGACATGATCGACGCCAAGAACGGCGACAGCGAAGCGCGAGAGCGCCTCACCGTCAACGAGCGCGCAGCCGAGACCCGCGACGGGTCGACCGGCTCGAGCTCCTTCGGCTCGTTCATCGCCCCAGTCTACTTGATCGACGAAGCCGCCGCGCTTGCGCGCTCCGGCCGACCGTTCGCCGACGCCCTTCCTAAGGGCGGCGCTCCGACCGGAACGACGATCTCGATCCCACGCATCACGACCGGTTCGTCGGTTGCCGCCCAGAACGGCGACAACGGAAGCGTCGCTGAGCAGGATCTTGCCGCAACGTCCTATGACATCAGCGTCAAGACGATCGCCGGACAGGTTGACACGTCCGTCCAGAGCCTCGAGCTCGCCAACGGCGCAGCAATCGACCGCATCATCTTCGCTGACCTCGCAGCTGCCGCTGCGCTCGAACTCGACCGACAGCTCCTCAACGGCGCTGGCGCGAACGGCGAGCTCATCGGTCTCCGCGGGATTACGGGCCTCAACGAAGTCACCTACACCGACGGCACGCCGACGGCGGGTGAGTTCTTCAGCAAGCTCGCGGCCGCAGTTGCCGAGTGCCACGCCGACCGCAAGGTTGCGCCAACGGCAATCGTCATGCACCCACGACGCTGGGCCTGGCTGCTCGGTTCGACCGACAACAGCAACCGCCCATTGATCACCCCGGTCGCCCCACAGAACGGCCTCGGCACCTTCGCCAACGTGGCAGAAGGCGTCGCCGGCTCGCTCCTCGGGCTCCCCGTTCTTCTCGACGCCAACGTCCTCACGGACCGCGGTGCCGGCGCGAACGAGGACGAGGTGTTCGTCATCCGCGCTCAGGACCACATCCTCTTCGAGGGTCCGCTCCGCACCCGCGTGCTGAGCGAGGTCGGCTCGGGCAACCTGACGGTTCGCTTCCAGGCGTACCAGCACGCTGCCTACGCCGGTGGCCGATACCCGAAGGGCATCGTCCGCGTCCACGGCACGGGTCTCGTCAATCCGTTCTGATCAGCTGAGCTGATCTAAGCAGCGAAGAGGGGCGGGAGTCGAAAGGCTCTCGCCCCTCAACGCGACAGGGGGTCAACATGTCGAAAGCAACCATCGCCGCACTTCTCCGCGAGCGCGAGAGCTATCTCCGCCGTGGACTCACCAAGCGCGTCGCCGACGTCGACGCGTCTCTCGCCGCACTCGGCTACCGAACGCCAACCGAGGACGCCGTCCTTCACGCACAGCCGATCGAGACCGCCGAAGTTGAGCGCCCGATCGAGACTGCCATCAAGCGCATCGTCAAGAAGTCCAAGAGGGGATAACCCATGGCCATCATCTACGGTCTCGTCTCGCTTCAGGAAGTCAAAGCCGCGCTCGGCATCTCGCCGACCGACACCGCGTCCGACGCCGAGCTCGAGGGCGTGATCGAGGCCAGCTCCCGACTCATCGAGCGCCACTGCGGGCGCATCTTCCGCAGCGTCGCCGAGGTGCGCCGCTTCACTGCGACCGATAACTATGAGGTCCAGATCGACGACCTCCACGAGGTCATCTATGTCCGCACCGACGATGACGGCGACGGCGTCGCCGAGGAGACATGGGCCTCGACCGACTACGAGCTTCTGCCGGTCAACCGAGCGGTTGCCGCCGCCGGCGAACTCCAGCCGTGGACTCAGATCGTCGTCCCATCCTGGGGCACGCGCGTCTTCCCCGCCGGACTCCTCAAGGGCGTCGCGATCAACGGCCGCTGGGGCTTCGTCCAGAACGATCTCACCACCCCAGAGCCGGTTCGTCAGGCCGCGCTCATCCAGGCACAGCTGATCTTCAAGGCCAAAGACGCGCCGTTCGGCGTGGTCGCCACGGGCATCGACGGCAACGTCATCCGGATGAGCTCACGCCTCCACCCAGAGGCCAGCCTCCTCCTCGAGCCGTACCGCAAGCGCTCTGGGCTCGCCTACTGATGAACGACCTCTCCGTCGCCAACGCCCTCGCCGAGCGCCTCCGCCTCTGGGCCGAGCCGGCCGAAGAGCAGGCGCTCGCCACGGTCTACCCCGTGCCGCCGAACACCATCGGGACCTGGCCGTCGATCATCATCTACCCAGACGCCGACACGATCACCTACGGGGCGGCGACTCGGATCACGACCCTCAGCTACCGCATCCGGGTCTACCTCCGCCCGAACGCCGACCTCACGCGCCGCCTCACGACCCTCCTCCGGTGGCGCTCCCATCTCCGCATCGCCTTCGACGGCAACGCCTCCCTGGGCGGACTCGTCGACGCGGTGAACGTCACGCAGACGAGCCTCGGGGACGAGGAGTACGCCGGTGAGCCCATGGTCTACGCCGAGGCCACCGTCGAGGTCATCAAAGTCGATCCGATCACCGTCAACTAACCTGCGCGCCGGAACGCCCGCCGGCGCGATCTAACAGGAGCCACATCGCGGGCCACGCAAGGAGACTGACCACCATGGCAACCGGGACCAATACGTTTACGAAGATCGTCGTCAAGGGCGAAGGCACCTACGCTGCCGGCACGGCCGGAAACTTCTCGAGCGGCGGCCGCCGCCTGGTCGTCGCGCCCACGGGCGTGATCAACCGCGGCGTCGAGCACGATACGGGCTCGGACCGCACGATCGGCGTCCGCAACCCGATCCTGGCTCAGCGCGTCACCAAGCTCTCGGAGAACCCCGAGATCAGCTTGAGCGTCCCCGCCCTCAACACCCACGATCTCGTGGTCTACCTCTCGGCGATCCAGGAAGTCAGCCCAACCGGAGCCGGCCCAGACTACGACTGGACCTTCGACTTCGACATGACAACCGGAGCCCCGGCTCCGAAGAGTCTCCAGGCGATCGTCACCGACGGCAACCAGTCGTTCCACGTCAAGGGCATCCTCCCGACGAGCCTTGAGCTGTCGGCCGAGGCCGCTGGCATCACGACCGCGACCTTCTCCGGGTTCGCCAAGGCCGTCGCCAAGACAAGCCAGGCAACGGCCGAAGGGATCCCGACTTCCGGCGCAAGTGTCGCCGGCCGTCTCTGGACCCCGAGCTACGCAGCCAGCTGGTCCGGCCTCACGTCGGCTACGCCGTTCGAGCACCTCTTCGACTGGACCCTTACCATCGAGCCGGGCATGGCTCCGCTCAACGCGCAGGCCGGCGCCTACACCCTCAGCGACTACAGCCAGTTCGCTGGTCCGTTCGCCGGCACGCTCTCGATGACCGTCGCCTCCAACGCGGAAGCGGTCGCCGAACTCTACGACAAGCTCGGACAGCCGGTCTTCTGGAACCTCGTCTGGTCCCAGACGCCCGCCGGCTCGGCCGTTGAGCACGCCGTCGTGATCCGCATGTGCGCGGTCCCGACCTCGGTCCAGCCGATCGCGGCAGACACCGATGGCATCGTGACCTACGCCGTTGAGGCCGCCCTGGCCTACGACGAGGACAGCGACAACTGCCTGACGATCCAGGTCATCAACGAGCTCCCGGCGCTCCCATAAGGAGCACGGGGGGGAAGTAGAAGGAGGGACAGAGATGTCCAACATCAAGCCGGCGCCCGCGCGCGCCATCACCGTCGTCCGAGTAGAACTCAAGGACGATCTCGCCGGATGGTGGGCGGACTGCCGCTCGCCGAAGGACCTTCCAGCCCGCGTCTTCGGGCAGCTCGCCGAGATCGGCGAGGCCGACGCCGCCGCACTGGTCAAGCTCGCGGGAGCACTCGAGACGATCGTCGTCGAGCACAACTTCCCTGATGCGACGACCGGCAAGCTCGCCGCCTCACTTCTCGATGTCGCGCCCGACGCACTCGCGGCACTCGCCGCCGGTTGGTCGGAGAAGGCGTTCACGCCGGACCCTCGCTAACGGCGTCGGCGTTCCGCTACGGCCTGGGAGAACAGGTCGCCGCGCCGCCGCCGGAGCTATCGTTCTGGATCCTGGCCCGGGAGTTCGGGATCGGACCGTGGGAGGTCGCAGAGGCGCCATTGAGCGAAGTGCTCAAGGCTCTCGAGATCCTCTCGGCAGTTCGGAAGGGTGAGGCACAGCGGGCCGAGCGTTCGAACAGGAAGTAAGGAGACAAGATGGCCATCAAGAGCGGCTTCGACGTCAAGGTGACCGGGCTCGACGGGATCCGTCTGGCCATGGCCGCCGCCGGCGATCCGAAGAAGATCGACAAGGCCATCACCACCGCCGCCAAGGCGGCGGCGAAGCCGATCACGGCCGAAGCCAAGCGCCGCGCCCCGAAAAAGACCGGTCGTCTTCGCAAGGCCATCAAGACGCAAGGGGTCAAATACGAGAAGCCCGGCGCGTTGATCACCATCGCCCCAGGAAAACGCCGAGACGATCTCTCGGGCGCCTGGTATCGTTGGTTCATCGTCAGCGGCGTGCCGAAGCTCGGCATCGCGCCGCGTCCGTTCATCGATCAGGCCGAGGCCGCGCGTCGAGACGAGGCGCTCGAGATCTTCCAGACAAAGGTCGATGAGCTGATCAGCAACAATCTCACCCCACGACGCACAGGAAGGTAGAACCATGGCGCGCACGGGCAACGTCTACATCACCATCAACGGGCGGGACAACGTCTCGAAGACGATCCGCCAGGTCAACAAGGGCCTCGGATCTCTCTCAACGAAGTCTCTCGCCGTTGGAACGGCCATCGGAACCGCGCTCGGCGGCATCGCCCTCCAGGGCATCAACGCCCTCGCCGGCGGCATCAAGGACGCCTTCGGCAACGCGGCGACCTATCAGAAGCTCGGCAACCAGCTTGCGCAGACCATCGAGACTACGGGCAACGCGGCACAGATCAGCGTCGATGGCGTCAAGGCGCTCGCCGGCTCACTCGAGTCGCTCTCGGGTGTTGACGAGAACCTAATCGTCCAGAACGCCAACCTCCTTGCCACCTTCAAGGGCATCGAGAACGAGGGCGGCAAGGCGGGCGGAACCTTCGACCGCACGATGCAGGCCGCGCTCGACCTCTCGACCGCCATGGGCATCGACCTCACTGCCGCGACCAAGGGGTTGGGCAAGGCGCTCTCGAACCCGATCAAGGGTCTTGGCGCCCTCAGCAAGGCCGGCATCGTCTTCACTGATCAAGAGCTCAAGCGCATCAAGGCGCTCCAGCAAAGCGGCAAGCTCCACGAGGCGCAGGCGATCATCCTCAAGAAGGTCGAGGGTCGCTTCGAGGGCGCGGCTGAGGCGGCGGGCAAGGGGTTCGAGGGATCGATCGCCCGGCTCAACGACGCAATCGGCGACCTGCTCCGCGACGCGGTCACGCCGCTCCTTGAGCCGCTGGCCTCGATGGCAGAGAAGATCGCCTCGGACGTCATCCCGGCAGTCAAAGAGCTCTTCGGCAACGTCGGCAAAGACAAGAGCATCTCCGGCTTCGTCTCGATCCTGACAAAGGATGTCGTTCCGGCAATCATGCGGGTCGCAAACTTCATCTTCAACGACGTCGTTCCGGCGGTCCTCGAGTTCCGCGAGCGGCTGATGAACGGCCTGATGCCAATCATCAAGACCGTCGCCGGCTTCATCAAGAACACCGTCGTCCCGATCTTCCAAAGCATCGCGACCGTGGTCGTTCGCGACGTGCTGCCAATCATCAAGCGGCTCGCCGACTTCTTCATCACTCGGGTCCTTCCAGCCGCGTCAACAGTGGCCGCCTTCCTGGCCGGCGTTCTCGGGCCGATCTTCCGCAAGGTCGCCGACGTCATCACGCAGAAGGTTCTCCCGGTAGTCGTCAAGCTGGCGAACTTCTTCGTCAACAACGTGCTGCCGGTGATCGCCGATCTCGCCGGCGCGCTCTGGGGCAACGGCTCCGGGCCGCTCCCGACCGCGCTCAACGCGATCGCCGGGGTCTTCGACTTCGTGGCCACGGCCGTCGGCACGCTCTTCGGCTGGCTCGAGGATCTCCTCGACATCCTTGGACAGGTCGCCCAGGCAATCGCCGATAGCCCGATCGGACAGATCGCCGGCGCGATCGGCGGGTTCCTCGGTAACCTCTTCGGCGGAGAACGCGCGCAGGGCGGACCGGTCGCCGGTGGCAAGGCGTACCTCGTCGGCGAAAAAGGACCGGAGCTCTTCGTTCCAGGACAGAGCGGATCGATCGTTCCGAACACCGGGCTCGCGATGCCGTCGGTCTCCGCTGGCGCCGCAGGCGGCGTCGCCGGAGAGATCCGTCGCGCGTTCGCCGGGCTCGGCATCTATCTCGACGGCGAGTCCGTCGGTCGGGTCTCCGACCGCCGGCTATCCGTGGCACTCGCAACCACCGGCACGACCAGCAGGAGCGCAGGCGCGTTCCGCTACGGCCGATAAGCATAGGAGAACCTGACCATGGCACTAAGCAGCATCAGCATCAGCGAGGGCGATGGCGATAAGATCCTGGCCACCGACGAGGTGACCCAGGACGCGCTCATCGTTCAGCGACAGCGCTTCCTCGTCGACCCAAGCCACCTGGCCAGCTACGGCGTCAACCAGATGGCAACGGCCAACACCTCGGCGGGCGTCCTCGCGGCGCTCTACGCCGGCGGGGCAAACAACATCTACATCCGCCGGATCGAGCTGGTCCAGGAGGTCCTGGCCTCGGCCTCGACGCTCTACACCGTAGAGTTCGGCCGCGTTCTCACGCAGCCAACCGGCGGCACGACGCGAACCCCGACCGACCTCGACTCCGCCGACGCCGCCTCAACGGCGACCCTTCGAGTCTCGTCCTCGGCTACGCCGAACACTGGGCTCACCGCACCGACGGCGATCTTCTCCAAGACCATGGTCTTGGTCGACACGAACGACAAGCTCGCCACGAGCTCGTCGGTCGTCTTCGACTTCCCGGATCTGGTCAAGGCGCCGAAGATCAACGCCGGGAGCACCGAGACGTTCGTGATCAGCACCCCGACGGCAAGCGCCGCATCGGGTCGACTGCGCATCAACGTCCTCTTCTACGAGACCGACTTCTAAGAGGCCGCCCCGATGGCGAGCAGTTGGCTCAACGGAGTCGTGCCCAGGCAGCAGCCGTATTCGCTGCGCATCCAGGGCATGTGGCGCGGGCTTGACCTCATGGTCAGTCGAGCCTCGCGCAGCTCCGCCGTGCGCGACTACGCGCCATCGGTGATCCCCAGCAGCATCAGCCTCGACTCATCCGCCGACGACCTCGGCGGCACGCTGACCTTCGAGGTGCTCCAGGACAAGACCCCCGCCCAGGGTCCGTGGTGGTCGCGCGACCTACTCCCGGACAACGCGCTGATCACCTTCTCGCAGAACCGCTCGGTCGACGGGACCTATGCCCCCCAGACTCGGCTGTTCACCGGGTTCGTCGACAACATCGACGCCCGACTCTTGGGCGGCGGCACGGGCTCGTTGGCTACGGTGACCTGCGTCTCACTCACCTCGATCCTCGACCGGATCCTCGTCCGCAAGGTCGCTGACAGGCGAACCGGTCTCGCCCTCTCCAAGGCGGTCATCAAGACCGGCACGGACCGGGACCAGATCCGAGAGATCCTGGCCATCGCCGGCGGCCGGCGCCGCGTCGGCAACGCGACCATCTTCAACCCGACCAACATCGCCCTGGTCGAAGAAACGGCCACCAACCTCCCGCAGCTCGAGATCCAGCTCGGCACCCTCCGGCAGGCGCTCGAGGCCGTCTGCGAGTCGGCTCAGAACAAGGACGGCAAGCGGCGCCACTTCTACCTCGACAGCCGAACCGGCAAGCTGGTCTACGGGTTCGCCGATGCCTCCGAGGTCACCTACGCCGATGCCCCGCTCGAGTTGGTCACCGACCCGGCAGACCAGGAGCTTGACGCGCCGGTCGACTTCGGCCACGACGAGTGGCTCCGCAGCTCGGGCCGCCTTGCCCTCTACCTCAATCCGCTCAACACGGGCAACGGGACCGTCCGCAACACCGGCGCCCGCAACGTCGCGATCCAGGAGAGCGTGCTGATCTCCGGCACCGGGCTCTTCACCCCGAGCTTCGTCCCCAAGCCGATCACCTCCGAGGCCAACAGCAACGCCATCGTTCTCCGCTCCGCCCAGACCGACAGCGGCGGCACGATCGGTACCAACTCCGCCCGCTACTTCCGGACGCCGTCGAAGGGGTCGTTGGTCGGCTCCAAGTTCACGCTCTCGGGATGGTTCCGCAACAACACCGAGGACCAGGCGACGCAGCCGGCGACCGGCAACTCCTACTACTTCATCGACTCGATGGTCGGCGCCTCGGGCTTCGGCATCCGCCTCGAGGACGTCACCGGCGTGGTCCCGCCGGTCATCCCGCCGACCCGCTTCATGCGCGTCCACCTGGCACGCGCCGGGGTCAACGTCATCTCGTCCAGCGCGGGCGGCATCGTCAACGGCGCCTGGCACCACATCGCCGCTACCTTCGACGGCACCACCGCGAAACTCTTCGTCGACGGCGCCCTCGTCGGGTCGGCCGCTTGGGCGCCGATCAATCCAGACACCGAGATCCGCATCGGCGCGATGCTCGGCGTCACCGATGCGTTCCCCGGTGCCTACGCCCATCTCGCGATCCACAGCGAGGCGCTGACCGACGGCGAAATCCAGGGCCTCTACAACGCCGGCAGTTGGACCCGCGCCACTTCCAAGATCATCCCGCGGGACCTCTTCGTCGGCACGGACCACAGCCGCGTGGTCAAGCGGGTCTTCGTCCTCGCCGCCGACACCTCGGCCGACAAGGATGAGGACGCCGACCCATACATGCGCGACTACGCCGCTGTCCTCAACGAGGCCGGCACCGCAACGGCCTACGCCAAGCGATCCGCCTCGATCGTCTTCGAGGACGTCCTCGAGGCCCCCTACATCCGCACCCGTCAAACCGCCGCGCGGAAGACCCGCATCGACCGCGCTGCGCGGTCCTTCTTCGGCGAGCGCCGACGGCCGGAGCAGTCGGTCACGGCAACGATCCGCGGCGCCTCCGACACCCAGGCGTGGTGGGCCTACGGCTTCAACTCCGGCTGGCGACAGTCCGGCTCGACCTACTCCTTCGTACGCGAGGGATGGCGACCAGGGCAGTGGGTCAAGGTCGACGCGCCGGCGCTCGGCCTGGTCGGCCTCTACCGCATCGCCTCGGTCTCGATGAGCCTTGAGCCGAACTCCCTAATCCGCCGCTTCGACCTCGAGCTCGACGCACGCCCGCGCTACCGCATCGGCCGCCTGGCGGCGATGGACTGACCATGAGCAAGATCGGCGTCTCCTCGGGATCCCTGGCCTCCTCAACCGGTGCCGTCGTCGACGAGCTTGGTCAGCTGCTCATCGGCACCGACACGACCGGCGGAGAGGCGCAGGCGATCGGTCCATCGCTCCGCCGAGAGCTTCTCACCGGGTTCGCCAACGGAGACTGGTCCTCGGCGCCGCAGAGCCGTGGCAACGTCACCGAAGAGTCGAACCCGCTTCCCTTCTGGACTCGCGGCAGCACCGACGCCACAGCCGGCACGCTCCCGGTCGAAGAGCGGGTGACTATTGAGGTCATCGAGAATAGCTCCGCCGCCTCCGGGAACGAGCTCAGGTTTACGATTACTAAAGACGCAGTTGCCACAAAAGAGTACTTCGTCTCGCGCTACATCCCGGTGGTCGGCAGCCGCGCCCGGTCGTTCACCTACGAGCCGCGGGCGCACGTCGTTGGATCGAGCGGGGCCTCGGCCGCAAACATCGACGCCTACATCCGAGCCTACTACGTCAACGCCGCGCTGGTCGCTACGGGCACGACTGCGACCAACTCCCCGGTCCTCACCGCTATCGACCGAGAGATCCAGGCGCTCCCGAACGGCGGCGCCCAGCTGCCGTCCGACGCCGCGTTCCTCTACGTCGAGATCGGGGTCCTGATCAACGGCGCAATCACGACCACCGAGACGATGACCGTCCCTGAGGCGCGGCTCGACGTCGGCGGCATCCAGCTCCTGCTCACCGACCAGAACGCCGCAGACCCAACGCGGGGCGGCGCCTACATCGCCTCCGGTCAGCTCTACCTCTCGGCCGACGCCAACGACGGCGTTGGCGGCGATCCGGCCATCATCCTCGACACGGCCAGCGATCGCTACTACATGGACGCCAAGCCGGTCGCGGGCCGCGCCACCGGTCCGGCGACGACGACCCTCACCGGAGCCGCGACCCTTCTCGATCTTGATGCGTCCTCGGAGTCGGGCGTATACCGATCAGGCGACACGATGGTCGCGCAGTTCGCCGGGTTCTACCTCATCACCGCGCGGGTCTCCTTCCAGTCGTCCGGTGCCGGCACCTACCGCCGCATCTTCGTCCGCAACAACGGCACGACCATCGCCACCGCCCAGGACGCAATCTCGACAGCGGCAATCTCTCACAACATCAACGTCGCGACCCAGCTCAACCTGGCCGCCAACGACGCGATCGACGTCCAGGGGCAGCAGAACAGCGGCGGAAACCTGACCGCCACCGTCCTCGAACTCACGGTCACTCGACTCGGAAACTCGATCTAATCGCGCCGCTGGGCAGGTGGCGGCGATCTATCAGGAGACCGCAGGAGGATCCTCACCATGGCATACCGAACGCTCAAGGTCGTGACGCAGACCGACCAGATCGAAGGGAAGAGCACCAAGACCACCGCAGACAACTGGATGGACGACTGCGGGCCGGCCAGCTTGATGACCATCGCCAACCACCTACTCGGCACCAGCTACAAGTCGGCCGACGGCATCGCCTTCATGGCTAAGGCGGGCCGTGTTGACCGCGACGGCAAGGGCGACCCAACGACCTACGCCATGATGGAAAAGGCCGCGCCGCTCGTCGGCCTGACCCTGACCTACCCGAAAAACTGGGCCGAGGTCACGGCCGCCCTCCGCGATCCAGAGGCCGCGCTTCTGATCTCGGTGGATCAGCCAAAGAACTACCCACCGACGGTGCCCCTCAGCGCCTGGGCCAAGCGGCACAAGGCGCGCACCGGCGGAAAGAGCTACGGCCACGTCACCGCCGCCGCCGGCGGCGATCTCGGCGCCCAGTGGGCCGATCCGACGATGAGCGGCAAGGGCGCAGAGAAGGACGCGGTCCAGATCACCGTCGCCGAGCTTCGTGGCATTCTGGCCAGCAAGAACGCCGCCCATCCGCACAAGGGCGTGCGCATCCTTCGCGCCAAGGCCAAGCCGGAGCCAAAGCCCGAGCCGAAGCCAGAGCCGAAGCCGGAGCCGAAGCCAGAGCCGAAGCCGGCGCCAAAGCCCGCGCCAACAACTCCGGCCAAGCCCACGCCAAAGCCGGCTCCGCGCCCCGATCGCAACCCGCCGCCGTTCCGGCACCAGGAGGTCGCGGCACGCAAGGAGCTCGCCGCCATCCTAAAGGAGATCGACAAGACCCCGTGGGGCAAGGCGAAGCAAGCGCTCTGGCGCCGGGTCGAACAACTCCGCAAGATCATCAACCGTAACAAGTAGGAGACAGCCATGGAAGCCAATCCGTTTCTCTCAGAGCTCGCCACCGCCCTCGTCGTCGCGCTGGTCCCAGTCGCCATCGGCGCTCTCGGGTTCGTCGCCCGTTGGGTGGTCGCCTACATCAAGGCGCGAGTTGCCGCCGAGCACTACGTTATTCTCGGCCAGCTCGCTCGCCGCGCGGTCGAGGCCGTTGAGCAGACCCTCAAGGCCGAGCCAAACAAGACCAAGCTCGCGGCCGCAGTTGCCGCCGTCCAGGGTGCCCTGCTCGCCAGGGGCATCAAGCTCGACGAGGAAGAGGTCGTCTCGGCCATCGAGAGCGCCGTCTACGCCGAGAAGCTCAACACGACCTTCGTCGTTGAGCAGTCGGCTCCGTCCGTCGCTGCCGCCATCCCGGCGGTCGAAGAGACTGACGAGGCGATCGTCTAACCATGAAGATCCTCGTCGCCGCCGACATGGGCGCCGACGGGATCGAGGTGGTCGTCTGGCTCGACGAGAGCAAGACGGTGATCGGTCCCGACGGCGACGAGCGCCCGGACCCGTCGTGGGTCTGGCGGACCTTCGCGCCCCGCGACACCTGGGAGATCAACCGAACCTTGGCGCTTGCCGAGGTCGCCGCACGCGCCGAGGCCGAAGGGCGTCGCCGCCGACCGGTCGAGGTTCTCGATCTCGCCGGAGCTGACCTCGATGCCTTCCTGGCCGTCGCCCCCGCGCCGCAGGAGACCACGCCGGAGGACGGAGACTGATGGCCGGCGTCAAGACCGCTAAGAAGGGCAAGGGCAAGCAGCCGACTGCGTCGTTGACGAACCGCCGCTGCGTCAAGTGCGAGAACAAGATCATGAGCAACGAGGTCGCCACGATCCTGCTCATCGACATGGCCGCGCGCACCCGCCGGATGGCCTTCTATCACCGAGGCTGCCGACCATGACCCTCCCAAGCGTCGAGATCGTCGCCACCATCGCCGGGCTGATCGGCACCGCCATCGCCGCCGGTCTTGGCGCTGCGCGTGCCGAGACCAAGCGGCAGCGCGGCGCGATCGCATCGGACATCAAGCGCGAGGTGGCCGTCATCGAGCGAAAGCTCACCACGACGACCCGCACCCTCGCCGGTCAGATCGCCAAGCTCGAGGACGAGCTTGCCGAGACTCGACAGTTGAACGCATCCCTCCAGGAGTCGATCGCCGAGCTCACCACCCGCATCGATGCCGCCCTTCGGGCGCTCGACCTGGGAGCCGCCGGCGTCGCCCCCGCGAAGGAGATCCTCGGCAAGGCACGAAAGGCGCGAGGAAAGAAGGCATGAGCCCGGAGATCGGAGAGGCGCTCGGCTTCATCGCCGTCTTCGCGCTACTCTTCGCGGGGCTCGCCTTCGAGGCGCGACGTCAGGAGAGGGTCGACGAGGCGGCTCGACAAGAGCGCCTGTCGAAGACGCGAACGGTCAAGATCGACCGTCGAGACTGGTAGATCGCTTCGTTCGGCGCTTGCGTCGACGGCGACCCTCGGGGGGAACGATCCGACTCATCGCGGGCTCATTGAACGCGCCCGGCGAGGTCGCGTCGTCCGTCTGTTGAACGACCGACGAGAGCGGCACCAGGCTCACCCGACGAAGATCATCCCATTGAGTCGGTGACGTCGAGACGATGATCCCCTGCTCGCGCGCCCAGGCGGACCAGCCGAGATCGGTCTCGCCGGCCGCAACTTGCCGCTCCCACTCAGCCCGCAGCCACTTGGTGGCTGGGTCGAGGACGTCTCGGAAGGCGGGGTTCCCGGAGTAGGGCATCAGGCGGGACCCGGAAGATCGACGCCCTCGAGTTCGCGCGCCCCCGCCTGTTCGGCGGCGTGGTAGGCGACGAGCATCTTCTGGAGCAAGGCGTTCTCGCTCACGATCCCCTCGACGACCACGAACCGACGCCCACAGGCATCAGAGAGGCAGCGGCGGCGTCGATACACGAGACCCCCCATCTCGCGCGGTCGATCGCCGCCGCCATACGTCGACGGGTGATCGCAGAACGGGCAGTGGCGCTCGATCGCGGCGCTCACTGGATCGCCTCCTCATCGTCGTCATCCGCGGTGATCGCGGCGACGGTTCGAAGGAGAACGACCGCAAGCTCATACGCTGCGATCGGAGTCAGGGCAAGCGGCTGCGCTCCGCCGCGCCCAATCACGAGCGCGACGCCTCCCTGGGCAGCGGCCTCGACCTCAACGATCGGGGCCTTCTCATACAGTGCCATCATACACCTCACTCTACCACGGCCGGGCGACCGGCGCAATCAGAACGACATCGGTCGCTCAACGTACGGGTTCTCGGGGTCAAACCACCAAGGCGCCTGAACACGGCCATCGGTGTAGAGCTTGGCGTCGGGGCCGCGCAGCTCGATCCGATGGGCGAACTCGGGGTGCCACCAGAGGAACCACCGCGCCCAACCAGCCGAGAGGCGGTTGTCGACCTTCCACTCGCCGGACATCCCAGATCCGCGATACCGAGAGCGGGCGAGCTCCCAGACAAAGCGGGCGCTCAGGATCGAGCCGCGGTTGCGCTCGAGCTCGGCGATCGCCTGCTCGGTCGCCCACTTGATCAGGCGTCGGCCGTTCTCCGTTCGAAGGACGGCGCGCAGGCCATCGATCGCTTCGGTCTTCGGCGCTTCCTGGCGAGGCAGGCGCTCCGGCTTCGGCTCGAGCTTCTTGGGCATCTTGCCGCCGCCGGCTACGAAGCCCGACCAGTAGGCTGCGGCAAGCGCCGAGTCCATCGGGGGACGAGCCGGCTGCCGGCTCTGAGCGGCAAGCATCCCGTTCGTCACGGCGCTCCGCTCCTGGATCGTCATCGCGCGGAGGGTCTCCGCATTGATCGTCTTGATCGTCATGGTCATCTCTCCTTCTTCACTTCGGTTGGCGGGACTCGATGATCACCAGCGCGATCATACCGAGCCCCCCAACCACTACCGCAACTACACCGAGTAGGTCCGAAAAATCGGTGCTCATCGATCGAGCCACCGCTGACCGCGCCACGAGAGCGTGCCGTCCTCGGGATCGATCGTCGCAAGGTCGAGCGAGAACCCGCCTTCGGCGAACACGGTCGCCGTCGCGAAGCCGGCCTGCCAGTCAGGTGCCGCGTTATACCCGAGGCGCTGGCGGCACATCATCCCGGTCGAGACGGCGGCCAGTCGGCGGAGCGGAACGTTCGCAACGCCGCCGACCGAACGGTAGGCGATGCCGGCGCGGTGGTCGTGACCACCAACGACACTCACGCCCCAGCGCTCAACGAGCGGAAGGATCGACGAACCGCCGCCGCCCTTGCGCGAGTGGTATCCGTGGGTCGCGACCAATCCATCGGTCACCACGACCTGGGCGTTCACATAGTCGCCACCAAGATCGCCATCGTTCGCGCCGACCCAGGTCACGCCGAGCGAGTCGGCGGCGACGAGGTAGGGCAGCGACAGGACCGACTCGTGATCGCCACCGGCTCGGCGCAGGCCGATCAGCGGCTGCGCAACGCGAGCCAGATAGGAGACCAAGCGCTCCTCGTGGTTGCCGGCGATCCACAGGATCTCGGCGTCGGCACCGGCAGCCGAGCGGAGCTCGGCCAGACGCGCGTGGGCGTAGGCGATCTCTTCCTGGATCGACGGACGAGGAGCGCCGCCGTCAGCGCCGAAGCGCGAGATCTCGTAGGCGTCGATCATGTCGCCGGTCAGATAGATCGCGTCGGGTCGGGCGTCGCGCACCCAAGCAAGGAACAGCCGCCACGCGGTCGGGTCCTCATACGGCCACTGGGTGTCGCCCATGAAAGCGACGAGGCGCTCGCCGGCGGGCTTCGCCGCCGTCGGCAACTTCGACTTCAGGTAGGTCAGCGACGGCACGGCTTCGACGCGCCCGAAGGGGAGCGCGGCGACCGGCGTCGTCACCGAGGCGACGACCGGAGAGATCGTCGTCGGCTGATGGCGCAAGCGCTCGAGGCGGTTGCCGATGCTCTTCTTCGTCGCCGGCACACCGGCTGCCGCGGAGAGCAGCTCGGCGAGCTTGGATTGGCTCGCGCCCGGATGGGTCGCGACCAGGGAGAGGAGCTGCGCGTCGAGCTCCGGGGTCCAGGTGATGGTGGTCTTCGTCATTCTCTCGTTCCTCAGCTTCGCGCCGCAGGGAGCCCCCCGGCGTCAGAGACACCCTGGGCAACGCGCCCCGGGCTGTCAAGCAATACCGCACCGCAGCGACCGAGGCCCCGTTCTCGGGCACTTGCGCAGGGTCAGGGCGTGGGGTAGGATAGACGACGGAGAGACCAACACAGCAAGGGGGGAACGCCATGAGCCACTACACCGACCTCGGCACCGCACGCCGAGCCGAGCTCCTCAACCAGGCCGCCGAAGCCCGCCGGGGTGCCGGGTTCGAGATCAATCCGCCCACGCCGCGGGCTTCCGTCGGCATCGGCGGGGTGATCATCGTCGTCCTGCTCACCGCCATCGCCATCGGCACGACGCCGGTCCTCGCCGCCACCTCGCAGCCGGGCGGCGGGGCAGCTCGCTACCTCACGAAGTAGGAAAGGAGACGACACTCATGCCCAACCGAACTCGGACACCCCGCACCACGAACCGGAGGGTCGCACGCTCAGATAGAGAGCGTCCGACACCGCAGGAACCCGGACACACACGCACCACAACGGCCCTCGTTCCGGCCGCGAAGGGGGGTCGCCGGAGGACCGTCGGGGTCCAGGTTCTCGGACACGGGGACTCGCCCTCGATCACCGCAACCTGGCTCGGCGGCCGGCAGCAGGCGACGAAGAGCGCCTACGCCACCGACCTCCGAGCCTGGGCGACCTGGCTCGGGGTCGAGGGGCCAGAGGCGGCGATCGCCGCGCTGCTCGATCTCGACAGCGGC